ATATCGGGCGATCTTACCGACCTACAGTTTAAAAGTAATACCGCTATAGAAGGAGTTATTACTAGCGTTAAATTAGATAGCGGAACCGTAATCGCATATTTAGTCTAATGGGTCTTACTTCGGGACTAAGAAAAGTTACTTTGAGGGTAGTTAATAAACTTACCGGCGACGTGACTATACGGCAAATAACTAACGGGGCATACGATACGTCTACCGGTACGGTTAGTGAAAGTAATACCGACGTTACTATTAAAGGTTTAGTTCAAAACGTAAATAATAACGAGGTAAATGATTTAATCCAAGCGGAAGATAAAAAAGTTACCGTAGCCGCTAAAGATTTAACTTTTACACCTACTCCTAAAGATAAAGTTGTTATTAGTTCCGTCGTATATCAAATAGTAAGAGTAGTGACCGAAGAGCAAGAAAATACCGCCATCTATTTTGATTTATTTTTGAGGTCCTGATGGCTAGACAAATAAGGTTAGACCAAATAGATGATGTTATGGCCGAAGCGGTACAAAAGCTTGTGGCTAAAGTTACTTTGGATTGGACAAGAAGAGCAAAAAAAGCAACCCCACAGGATACCGGTAATTTATTTAGAGGTTGGCAAACCGATATACAAAAATTTAAAGGAACTATTATTAATCCCGTTGAGTATGCCGAGCCGGTTATTTACGGGACTAATTTACCTCCTAGTTGGCAAGGTAGATATAGAACTAGACGCGGTACTATAAAAGGCTTTCCCGAACTACAAGCAAAACAACTTACGCAACAATATATACCGCAACAACTAAAAAAAATAATTAGGGAGACTTAAATGGCTGCTACAGATTTAAATACGGTAAGAGCAGCTATAGAAGGTAGGTTAGCTACGGAGTTAGCCAGTAGTCCGGCTATTCCGGTGGTATTTTCTAATATGCCTTTTGACTCTAAAAGCCAAGATAGTTTTGTTCAATGCGAAGTAAGTTTTGGTGGCGGTACTTTAATTTCGCAAGGTAATCAAACCGACGGTAATAATTCTATCGTAGGTTTAATTGTTTTAAATGTATTTACTGAAGACGGTATAGGGTCGGGAGCTAATTTTACTATTTGCAAACGTTTGAGGGACCTTTACAATAGAATTACAGTTTCCGGTGTTATTTTTGACGCGGCGGTTGGGCCAGAAATACTTACGGTTGCACCCGAAGGAAAATTTGTTACCCAACTTCGAATAACTTTTGAAACATTTGAATCACTTTAATTATGGCTAAATTAGAAATTACCGAAGAAATGCTCGACGTAATAGAAGTTGTAAAAGGGAACCGTGACCCCGCTTATTGGGACGGGCGTTGTAAAAGATACTTCGAAAAACTAAAAAATGAAAAAAAAGATGCAAAAATATCCAAAAAAGGATAAAGTATTAAATATATAAACTACTTAAATCGTTATGGCTGCTATTAGAGGTGACGTCGGAAAAGTAATGTTCGAGAACGCGGGCGGCACAGAAGCCGACGTTGGACAAACTAGATCATGGTCTTTAACAATAAATAAAGATACGCATGAAACGACTAAACAAGGAGACACATCTAAAACTTTTATAGGCGGACTTATTTCGGGAGAGGGTTCGGTAGAACTTTTATATAATCCTTCCGAAACTGGCACGGGCTATACAACTTTTATAGATGATGTATTAACTACCGGCGACCCTGCCGATGCTCTTTTTGAGTTGTTTCCAGATTCTAATACTTCAGCTAAAAAAATAAGTTTTGCGGGTATTATTACGAGTGCTGAATACGGTGCAACTTTAGGAGAGACTCAAGTAGTTAATGTTTCCTTTATAACATCAGGTGCCATAACTTCAGCTATATAGTAGATTAGGGTAATTAAAAAAATAATTTATGACTAAAAGAGGCATAGACCTACTTACGGAAGCCTACGGCGACGTAATGTCTAAAAGACGTAAGTATGAATTAGAAACACCGAACGGAAGTAAAATAGATTTATATTTTCCGCCCCTTACTAGATACGATAGGCAAAAAGCTCAAAAAGCCGCTAATACTGATGACGCTCTTGTTGTTTCTACGCAACTACTTTGTCAAATGGCCGAAAAAGAAGATGGTACTAAATTCTTTTCTATGGCCGACGTTCCCGACTTACAAAGATTATTGCCGGAAAAAGTTTTAAACGACGTAGAGTTATTTTTATTTGAAGTTAAATTAGATTTAGATACTGCAAAAAAAGTATAAAGAGGAATAACTGGCTTAACTTTGAGTTTTTCCTCGCAACTGAATTAGGTAAGACCGTAGAAGAACTTCGTAAAGGTTTAACCGAAGAAGAATTTATTTATTGGGCTGCTTATTACGAAAACAAACACGAAAAAGAGAAACTTTTGCGGCAAAGAGCAAAAAACCGGTAATATATAAATAATAATTATTTTAGTTAGTGGCCGAAAGTATAGTAACCCTAAGAGTAGATACGAGTCAGGCGACTAGAGCGTTAAAGGGTGTCCAGAATCAAACTAATACTTTACAAAGAGCGTTTGGCGGTTTAAAAACAGCTTTAGTCGGTGTAGGTTTTACGGCTTTAGCTAAACAAACTGTTTTTGCGTCTGCTAATTTTGAAAAACTACAAACAAGGCTGAAATTATTAACCGAAGAAAACGGCACATTTAGAGATAGCTTAAATTTAGCTGCCGAAGCGGAAAGAAAGTTTGGACTTAGTGCTACCGACGCTCTAGAAGCGGTAACTAATTTACAAGCACGTTTAGGACCGTTAGGAACCTCTATGGAAGATGTTGCTACGATCTTTAACGGTTTTAATACAGCCGCAATATTGTCGGGAGCATCAACTCAAGAACAAGCCGGAGCTATGCGGCAGTTAACGCAAGCTTTAGGTTCCGGAGTTTTAAGGGGAGATGAATTTAATAGTATTGCCGAGCAAATGTCGGTTGTATTAGCACCGGTTGCAGAAATATTAGGAGTAGAGGTCGGGCAACTAAGAGATATGGCGGCACAGGGAAAAATTACCGGCGATGTAATGGTTAAAGCATTTAAGAAAATAGAAGAAGGCGGTTCGGAAATGTTAAAACAACTTATGGCAGATGACCCGACAATGGTTTTTAAAATATTAAATAATGAATTAGAAAAATTATCTATCGCGGTAGGCGATTTATTAGGACCGGTAGTTTTAGACGCTACGGTGTTATTAACTAGATTTGTTCGAGCATTAGCGGATTTTGCCGATTCGGAAGCCGGTCAAGTTACCGCTATAGTTGCGGGTTTAGCTTTAGGTGTTAAAGGACTTACGGCTGCTTTTGCTTTAGTAAGTGCGAAAGTTATTGCTTTAAAAGCTAGTTTTGCAACTATGTCTATGGCGGCGATGGCGGCAAACGGCTCTTTAGGTATGACTACGACTATGGCATTCGCTACGGCGGGAGGTTTTGCAAAAGCAACGGCCGCAGCTAATGCTTTTAAAATAGCTTTAGCTAAAACTGGTATTGGTGTAGCGGTAATAGCTTTCAGTTCTTTGGCCGTAGAAATAATGAAAACGGTAAATCAACAAAAAGAACTTAATAGATTATTTAAAGAAGGAACTGTTGCCGAGTTAAATGCAAAAATAGCGGAAACTGAAGATAAAATTGCGGACCTTAATGAAAAAGCTAAAAAAACAAATATTGTTTTTGATATTCTTTCAGATATTTTTGCTCACGGTGCCGGCAGTTCGATGATGCTTAATCATCATGTAGAAGTTTTAACTAAAAGATTAGATAAATTAAATAAAAGATTAAAAGATGCTCAAGCGGAGGAAATAACAAAATCTTTTGAGGCACAAAAAAAAGCTTTAGAAGATCAAGCTACAAAACTACAAAATAGGAATGAACTTTTATTAGTAGCTAATGAAGAAAAACGTAAAGAGGCGGAATTAGAACAAGAAATAGCCGCTATGAAAGAAAAATTTGAAGGTGACGAGGCAAAAGAATTAGAAAGACTAATGAGAAATAATTTTGAACTTGAACGTAAAGCGGATAAAATCAAAGAGGCAAACGACGCTGCTAAAAAACTAGCCGAAACTTTTGAAAAAATAGGTGACTCTATAGCTACGGGAGTTTCCGATGCTTTAGTAGATGCCGTTATGCAAACAAAATCTTTAGCGGAAAGTGCTAAAGCTTTATTAAACGATATAGCGAGACAGTTTTTAAGACTTGGAATAAATACCGCTTTATTTTCTGCTTTTGGAGGTGCTGAAGGAATATTTAAAAATTTACCTACTTTTGCAGCCGGTGGTCGACCTACCGTTGGTCAAGCTGCTTTAGTCGGAGAAAAAGGTCCCGAACTTTTTGTTCCTTCCGTAGCGGGAACTGTTATTCCTAATAATAAACTAGGTGGCGGGGGTGCCGTAACGGTCAACGTCAGCGTAGATGCAACTGGTAGTAATGTTGAAGGAGATGAAGAAGAGGGTCGGGAGTTAGGTCGCCTTATAGCGGCGGCAGTACAATCTGAAATAGTTCAACAAAAACGTGCCGGAGGTTTACTTGCATAATGGCTACTTTTCCTTCTATACAACCTACATACGGAACTAGAAAAAATAATGCACCGGTAACTAGGACCGTCAGATTCGCCGACGGTTACGAGCATAGAATTATGTTTGGATTAGCTCAAAACCAAAACCCAAAAATATTTAACTTAACTTTTAACGTAAGCGAAACAGATGCCGATACTATTGAAACTTTTTTAGATGCCCGTGCGAACGACCAAGCTAGTTTTGATTTTACCCCGCCGGAAGAACCAAGTGCTATGAAATTTGTTTGTGATAAATGGTCTAAAAATATTTATACAAATGACCGAGCGACTATAACCGCTACTTTTCGGGAGGTGTTTGAGCCATGAGTACTGGCCCTATTATTAGTGATTTACAAAAAATAAATCCTTCTTCGATAATAGAACTTTTTACTTTAGAAACTACTTTAGCCTTACACGGCTCCGCTCAAACTTATAGGTTTCATAATTGTACAAGTTTAAATAATAACGGCGATGTCGTTTGGGCCGGAAATAGTTATATTAAACTTCCTATTAAAGCCGAAGGTTTTGCATATCAAAGAGGACAACTTCCACGCCCGACTCTTACGGTATCTAATG